AGCAGCTATTCTCCATCTGCAACAGCCTACCCCCAATTCACAGTTTGGCCCGTACCTGACCAAGGTACCGAAGCCGCGCCCTATTATCAAGTAGTCTACTGGCGAATGCGCCGCGTTCAGAACGCTGGCGATGGGATTCAAACTCAAGATATGCCGTTTAGATTTCTGCCTTGCATCACAGCAGGATTGGCGTATTACATCGCGCAGAAGATTCCTGAAGGGTTAGAGCGGCTTCAGATGCTTAAGGCTGCTTACGAAGAGCAGTGGAATTTTGCTGCTGGTGAAGATCGTGAAAAGGCAGCAGTTCGGTTTGTGCCTCGTAGGATGTATCTGGGTAACACCGGGAGTTTCTAATGCCCAATCAGTTTGCAGCGGGTAAATATGCCATCGCGCAGTGCGATAGGTGTAACTTTCGCTTTAAACTGAAACAACTTAAATCCCTCGTCATCAAAACCAAGAACGTCAATATTCTTGTCTGTCCTGAGTGTTGGGAACCAGATCAGCCGCAGCTCCAACTTGGTATGTATCCGGTTTATGACCCGCAAGCTATTCGTAATCCCAGAGTTGATTCCAATTCGTATTATCAATCGGGTGTTAATGGGTTAAGAATTGAGCCTGTCAATAATGATTCAAGCCAAGACGAGAATGGGGTTCCATTAGGTGGCAGTCGAGTTATACAATGGGGCTGGTATCCTGTTGGTGGGGCGCGGTGGTTTGATACAGGGCTTACGCCAAATGATTTGATTGGAGTTGGGGCTGTTAATTCAGTTACCGTTTCTTAGGAGTCCATAATGGATAAGAAAGATTTAGCGCAAGACAAAAAGATGATTGCTGGTGCAGTGCACAAGCATGAGAAAGCCAAGCATAAAGGTGCCCCACTGACTAAGCTCAAGAAGGGTGGTCCGACGGGTATGGACATGCGGAAGATGGGTCGAAATATGGCTCGCGCCCGTAATCAGGGGATGCGGTAATGGCTAGCTACAGCATGAAAAAAGGCGGTAAAGAAGTTGGCCCTGCGTCAACTTACGCTGAGCCTCACACGATGAAAGGCAAGAAGACCAAGGTTGAAGCTAACCCTGGTTCTGGCCCTGATCGTAGTGCAGTTGATACCGTTGACATGACGATTGGCAATAAAACCAAACGAGTCAACAACGAGGTGAAAACTTCGGGTATTAAGATGCGTGGTGCGGGTGCTGCCACTAAAGGTGTTATGAGTCGGGGTCCGATGGCGTGAACTACGCTGAGTTAAAAACTGCGATCCGAGGGTACGTCGAAAACGACTTCCCGACGATAAATATGACAGACTCCGGCACGGTGTGGAGTTCTGACGATCAGCTTGCTACGTTTGTCCAGCAGGCCGAGCAGCGCATTTATAACTCAGTGCAGTTCCCATCGTTAAGAAAAAATGTATTGGGCGGTACTTCTGCCAATAACCCCTATTTAACTTGCCCTGATGACTTTCTTGCGCCTTATAGCTTGGCGGTTATCGATACTGATGGGCGGTATCACTACTTACTTAACAAAGACGTTAACTTTATTCGTGAAGCCTACCCTATACCTACAGGGTCGGGAAATACAGGACGCCCACGGCACTACGCTATTTTTGGTCCCTATGTCGTTAGTCAGACGGTTACAAACGAATTAAGTTTTATTCTTGGGCCAACACCTGATGCAAGCTACAACGTCGAGCTTCATTATTACTACTACCCAGAATCTATTGTGACGGCGGGTACGACGTGGCTTAGCGAAAACTTTGATACGGCGTTGTTATATGGTGCCCTGCGTGAGGGATATTTCTTCATTAAAGCCGAGACAGAAATTACAAATATTTTGCAGTCAAAGTACGATGAAGCTATGACGCTTGCTAAACGTCTTGGTGATGGTATGGATCGTCAGGACGCCTACAGGTCTGGGCAAGTTCGGTATCCGGTGAGATAGTATGGCAATCGTTCAGACCATGTGCACAAGTTTTAAGGCTGAAGTTGCCCAAGGACTGCACAATTTTACAAGGAGTACGGGGGATGTTTTTAAACTCGCCTTGTATGTCGCAACTGCCACCCTCGGAGCGGACACCACCGTCTATACAACATCAAATGAGGCGAGTGGAACCAATTACACCGCTGGTGGGATTGCACTTACAAACATCACGCCTCTTGCAGCCAACGGCACAGGTTATTGGTCGTTTGACGACGCAACCTTTTCAAACGTTACTCTTACATGCGCTGGGGCATTGATTTATAATTCAACTAATGGTAATCGTGCAGTTTGTGTTTTAAACTTCGGGCAGACAATAACCAAAACTGCCTCTAACCTTGTAGTTACTTTTCCGCCGATGGGCGCAACCGACTCTGTATTAAGGATTTCATAATGGAACAAGCTAAAGCTAATGATGTCGCCGCAAGTGGGTTGATTGCTCGCCCTGCTTCGTCGGAAGGTGCCCGCGCTATGGGTAAATTTACGTTTGAGTGCTATGACAAAGATGGCAAACTCAAGTGGACGGCTGAGTCCAAGAATCTCGTAGTTAACGTCGGTCTTCAGTATATGGCTGGCACGGCACTTGATGGCGCTACGACGCGTATCACTGCTTGGTATATTGGGTTGTATGGTGCGGGGGCTTCTAACACACCAGCAGCTTCTGATACGCTAGCTTCACATGCTGGCTGGACCGAGATCAACCCCTATACCGGCAATCGCCCTGCGGCTACGTTTGCTGCTGCAACCACAGCTAATCCTTCGGTTGTTACGAACTCGGCAAGTAAGGCTTCGTATAGCATTACAAGTTCGGCTACGGTTGGTGGTGCGTTCTTAGCAAGTGCTGCTTCGGGTACATCGGGCACGTTGTTCTCTGCATCTGACTTCACTGGCGGTGATCGCTCGGTCGTTAACGGCGATACCTTGCAAGTAACCTACACCTTCAGCTTGTCAGCATGATATGGCTTTTGTCGTCGCAGATCGTGTACAGGAAACTACGACCAGCACTGGCACGGGGACAATAACCCTAGCTGGTGCTGCAACTGGGTTTCAATCGTTTTCCGCCATCGGGGACGGGAACACTACTTTTTACACTATCGCAGACCAATCCGGTTCCGACTGGGAAGTTGGGATAGGGACGTACACAGCCTCTGGGACAACGCTCAGTAGGACGACGGTACTATCATCAAGTAACTCGGGCAGCTTGGTTAACTTCGGTGCTGGAACTAAAAACGTCTTTGTAACCTACCCCGCTGGTCGTTCGGCTTACGGGTTGACGGCTGGGGCGAACATTACGCTGACCCCTGGTAATGGCACAACGACTATATCTGCTGCGGCGGCAGGATCTGCCACGATCCTTGAGTCAAAACAAACCATATCAAGTAACTACACACTGACGGCTGGGTATAACGGTATATCGGTTGGTCCGGTAACGATTGCTTCGGGGTATGCGGTAACTATCCCTTCGGGGGCTAAGTGGCTTGTTGTGAACTCTTCTCCCGAGGCACTGCCTGTAGCTAGCGGCGGCGGGATCATGCCAGCAATGATTTGGGGATAAAACATGGCAGCACCGAATTTAGTATCACCGACCACGATAAATGGTAAGACTGTGACGGTGGATTTGAGTACAACCTCGGCCACTTCGATTCTTAGCAACGCTGCATCATCTGGCAAGGTGTTAAAGATTAATGCGCTTTATGTAGCCAACGTGGATGGAACGAGTAACGCTGAAATCACAATTAACTACTACTCGGCTGCGGCTTTGGGTGGAACAGCAACACCGATTGCTTCGACGGTTTCAGTCCCGGCGGATGCAACGCTGGTGGTAATTGATAAAGACGCTTATGTTTATCTTGAGGAAGATACGTCACTAGGTGCTACGGCTGGCACAGCAAGCGATTTGAAAATTGTTTGCAGCTACGAAGATATTAGCTAGGAGTCGTTATGCCCAGAGGTAACGGCGGGATAATTGGCCCCGCAAACATACCAACACTAAGCTCGGCCAAAGGTGTTTGGTCACTCATGGAGCAGTTGATCGCTAAACAGCAGGGCATCTGGCCCTTAGCTGGTGGTTATATTGTCGTCCAAACCTTTACCGCTACGTCTACTTGGACTTGCCCTACTGGTGTTACTAGTGTTGACTATCTTGTGGTTGCTGGTGGTGGTGGGGGTGGGTCTACTACTGGTGGTGGCGGAGGTGCTGGCGGTTTTAGAACTGGAACAGCGGCAACCGTTTCTGCTAACACTGATTACGTTATTACTGTAGGCGGTGCTGGAACGGCAGGAAGTGGGTTTAATAGCGCAGGTTCCGTTGGAGGGAACGGTGGAACATCGTCTATTGTGGGTGGAACAAGCCCATCTCCTTTTGCGTCTCCAGGTATAGTTTCCGCAGGTGGCGGAGGGGGCGGTGCTTTTAATCAATCCAATGGAAAGAACGGTGGCTCTGGAGGGGGTGGAGCTTACGATGCTTATCCAAATGGGGGTTCTGGGAATACACCAAATCAACCGTCTGCTGGCGGTAACGGCGCTCCTGCTGTTCCTTATCAGGGTTTTGATGGCGGGAATAACGGATCAGTTTCCAATACTGGTAGTGGTGGTGGCGGAGGTGCTGGAGGTGCTGGATCTAATGGTTCGGCAGGTACTGGCGGAAATGGTGGGCCGGGGCAGGCATCAACAATCACAGGGTCTTCCGTAACATATGCTGGTGGTGGCGGCGGTGGCGGTAATCCTGGTGGGTCAGGTGGTTCTAGTATTGGTGGAAATGGTGTTTTTAACCCAACTGGAGCCGGATCAGGGGCCACAAATACAGGTAGTGGTGGCGGTGGTACAAGAAATAACGGCGACAGTGGGTCGGCGTCGGCTGGCGCAGGCGGCTCCGGCATTGTTATCCTCAAGTACACCGTACCAAGCCAAACCGTATTTACGTTCAAAGGAACGACCACTTGGACGGTGCCAACGGGTGTGACGAGTATTGATTACTTGATCGTTGGTGGTGGTGCTGGAGGTGGAGGTGCGGGAACTGCTGGCGGCTATGGCGCTGGCGGAGGTGGCGCTGGCGGATATAGGATTGGGTCGTCTCAAACCGTTAGTGCTGGAGCGACTTTGACAGTTACCGTCGGTGGTGGCGGAAGCGGTGGCCCTGGCCCAGGAAGCGGAGGACAGGGGAGTTCAGGGTCGGCATCATCTATTGTTGGTGGCTCCTCTCCATCTCCTTTTGCATCTCCAGGTATTGTTTCTTCTGGGGGAGGAGGTGGAAGTTCTGGTAGTTCACCTTATGGAGGAGGTAACGGCGCAAGTGGCGGTGGCGGTAGTCAGTTAGGACCTGCTGGAACAGGGAATACTCCAAGCACATCTCCATCGCAAGGTAATAATGGTGGTGCTGGATCATCTTCGGCACCTAATTACGGTGGGGGTGGTGGTGGTGGGGCAACCTCTGCTGGCACATCGGGAACAGGTACATCAGGTGGAGCTGGTGGTGCAGGGACATCAAGTAGTATAACGGGTTCAAGTGTTACTTACGCTGGCGGCGGCGGTGGAGGCGCCAGCTATGGAGGAACCGCTGGCGCAGGAGGGTCTGGAGGCGGAGGAGCAGGTTCTTCAAGTGGGACTGTTGCAGGGTCATCTGGCACTACAAATACTGGTGGCGGAGGTGGTGCTGGTGCGTATTCAGGGCCAGGGTCTGCTGGAGGCAACGGTGGATCTGGCATCGTGATCATAAAAATAAATCAATAGAGGGTCTATGACAACGAAGGTATTTAGGTTTCTGGGTATTGACACAGCAATGCACTTGCTTCGTCCAGGTGCAAAGTGGGAAATCAGTAACAACGTCTTTACGAGGTGGGATGATCCACGGCCATGCCCAAGCATTGAAGAAGTCTATTGGGTGATGGACAAAATCAAAGAGTTTGAGGAAATGATTCCTACGATTTGGCTACCTGAACAGTTAGAGGAAATGGGCATACGGCAAAAGGAAATCGAAGATGCAATTGCATAATCTTTTTCCAACCCCTGTAGGCTTTGCAGAGCTTGGTAGACCTCTGAGCGATGAAGAGTTGTTCTTCATCCGTGAGCTTGAGACAAGACCCAACATGGGTAACACGACAAGCACGAACAACTTTGTGCTGCGTGATCCTGCGCTAACGTCCCTGCGTTCGTTCATAGAAGATGCGGTATCGGATTACTTCAAAAGCACAGTCAATCCTAAGCACAATGTTAGCCTGAGAGTCACGCAAAGCTGGTGTAACTACAGCGAGCCTGGGCAATATCATCACAAACACGCACACCCAAATAGCTACATCTCTGGCGTGTTCTACGTTCAGACAAACCCTGATGACAGGATTTACTTCTACCGTGATGGCTGGCAGCAGATCAAGTTTCCACCTGAGCAGTGGAACCCGTACAACTCTGAAAGCTGGTGGTTTGAAGCCACAGCAGGAAAGCTGATTCTGTTTCCATCGTCACTGACGCATATGGTTCCTGAAGTCAAAGGCGATGACACTCGGATTTCACTATCGTTTAATACCTTCCCAGTCGGTGTGGTCGGGGAAGAAATGGACTTAACTGGACTTAGGCTGGAGGCGTAATGGCTCACTTTGCCCGTATTGATGAATATGGTGTGGTGCAACAAGTTGTCGTGGTTGACAATAAGGACACCTCTGATGCTTCCGGCGTGGAGAAAGAGCATATCGGCGCAGCGCATCTTGAGAAGATTCTTGGCGGCACTTGGAAGCAGACCAGCTACAACGGCAACATCAGGAAAAATTACGCAGGGATCGGTTACACATACAGGGCTGACATTGACGCCTTCGTGCCACCACAACCTTTTGCCAGTTGGATTTTGAACAGTAACACGGCACAATGGGAGCCACCCACACCCATGCCCACGGACGGAAAAATGTATAGCTGGGATGAAGCAACAACCTCTTGGAGGGAAGCATGAGTTCAATTGCGGTCACGGGTAATGCAAGCGGTACGGGAACGCATACCCTTCAATCAGCTAATACAAACAGTAACGTCACACAGACACTGCCACTTACGGATGGCGCGATCCTTGGTTATGTAAATGCGCCTATTAATTCGCAGACTGGATCGACTTATACGCTGGTGCTGACAGACCAAGGGAACACGGTTTACATCACAAGCGGCTCCACAGCTACGCTGACGGTGCCAACGAATGCCTCAGTAACCTTCCCAACCGGCACGGTAATTTTGGTAGTCAATAATAATTCCGGGGCGCTTACGATTTCTGGTGCAGGTGTTACGTTCCAGCTAGCCAATGGTGCGACAGGGAACAGGACGGTAGCCACAAAAGGCATGGCGACGCTGTTATATGTTGGCTCTGATACTTGGTATGTTTCTGGTGCGG